AGATTAGTTGGATCTGGCGCATGGGTGAAATCGTTTTTAAAAATAGCGAGGCAAAATAATTGGATTCTACTAAGTGCTACTCCAGGGGATACATGGAACGATTATATACCTGTATTTATTGCTAATAGGTTTTATAAAAATAGAACTGAATTTCTAAGAAGACATGCTGTTTATAATAGGTTTACAAAGTATCCAAAAGTAGATAAGTATATAGAATTGGAAAGACTTAATAAATTACGAGATGCAATAACAGTCACTATGAGTTATCAAAAGCAAACTATATCGCACCATAAAAAGGTACTAGTCCCATTCAACAAAAAATTATTTGATAGAGTGCTTGTAGATAGGTGGAACATATTTACAAACAAACCAGTCAAGGCAATTAGCGAGCTGTGTTACTTGCTGCGTAAAATTGTAAATAGTGATAAATCGAGAATTGAAGCTATTAAAAATATTTTAAAAGATCACAGTAAACTAATCATATTTTATAACTTCGATTATGAGTTAGAAATGCTTAGAGAATTAAGTGAAACTCTAAATATACAAACTGGAGAATGGAATGGTCATCGGCATCAAGAAGTTCCGAAAGGCGAATCGTGGTTATACCTCGTTCAGTATACAGCAGGGGCGGAAGGATGGAATTGTATAGAGACAAATGCTATAGCTTTCTTCTCTCAAAATTATTCTTATAAGTTAATGGTACAGGCTGCTGGGAGAATAGACAGACTTAATACTAAGTTTAAAGATTTGTATTATTATCATATTCGATCTAGTTCAGTAATAGACCTTGCAATAGAGAGAGTGCTAAAGCAGAAAAAGAATTTTAATGAAAGAGATTTTATTGCAGCATAGACATCGCGGAAAAAACATATGCTATAATAGAAGGAGTAGGATGTCTCTACTTTCTTCTTATTTATTTTTCTAAAGGAGACGGCGAATGTTAGAAAATAAATTTCAGGCCGAACTTATAAAAGAACTTGAAGACCTATTTGAAGGTTGTATAGTTTTAAAAAATGACGCTAACTATATACAGGGTTTTCCAGACCTAACTATTTTGTTTGAAAATAAATGGGCCGTCCTAGAATGCAAAAAAAGTAAAAGAGAAGCACATCAACCTAATCAAGATTATTATGTTAATGTTCTTAATGAAATGTCATTCTCTAGATTTATTTATCCAGAAAATAAAGAGGAGGTATTGGATGAACTTCAACAAGCATTTAAGCCTAGAAGGTCAGCACGCATTCTTAAGCGCTAGTAAATATCATTGGATAAACTATGATGAGGATAAACTCTCAACTGCATACACAAAATTTTTAGCGGCCCAGAAAGGAACAAGACTTCATGAATTTGCATGTGAATGTATTAGACTTGGAATTAAACTTCCAAAAACTAATAAGACTTTAAATCTATATGTTAACGACGCGATTGGATATAAAATGACAACGGAGCAGACTTTGTATTACTCTGACAATTGTTTTGGTACAGCGGATGCTATATCGTTTCGACAAAATCTTTTAAGAATACACGATCTTAAAACAGGAGTCATGCCGTCATCAGTACATCAACTTGAAATTTATTCCGCGCTATTTTGTTTGGAATATGGAGTAAAACCCACAAACATCGACATAGAATTAAGACTCTATCAATCAGATGAGGTAATTGTTCATAAACCTCAATCCGAAGATATTCTCTATATAATGGATAAGATTATCATGTTTGATAAACAAATTGATAAAATGAAGATAGGAGAATAACAATGGACGAGAAGTTAATCCACTCTGGAACACCAAGACATTCCGGAAGATATCCATGGGGATCTGGAGATGACCCTGAACAGAGAAATAAAAGCTTTCTAGGATATGTTTCCGAAATGAAAAAGAAAGGGCTTAGCGAAGTTCAAATAGCAGAAGGTTTGAAGATGACAACGTCTCAACTAAGAGCTAAAAAATCTATAGCCAAGGCCGAGTTAAAGAAAGAAGAATATTCACAAGCAGTTAAGTTAAAGAATAAAGGATATTCAAATGTCGAGATAGGAAGAAGATTAGGAAAGAATGAGTCTTATGTTAGAGATCTGATAAATCCTTTATTAAAAGAACGTGCTAGTCTTAATGATACGACCGCTAACATGATAAAAGATCAAATCGATAAAAAAGGGTATTTGGATGTTGGCGTTGGCGTTGAAAGACATATTGGTGTAAGTAGAAATAGATTGAAGACCGCTATAGAAATGTTAAAAGAAGAAGGATATCTAGTGACATATGTTCCAGTTGAACAATTAGGAACTGGAAAAAATACTACAGTTATGACATTGTCAAAACCAAAAACTTCAGAAGAAATTGAAGTTGTTAAACTAAAGAACCAAAGCCTTACAACCAAAGAAATAGCAAAGCAATTAGGGTTAAAAGAAACAGAAGTTGTTTCGTTAGTAAAAACGGCATATAGAGACGTCTATTCAAATAAACAAAACATAAAATCAATTTCTAACTATTCAGAAGATGGAGGTAGATCTTTCTTAGGTTTGGAGCCTATAAGAAGTGTTAGTTCTAATAGAATACACATAAGATATGCTGAAGATGGAGGGACCGATAAAGATGGAGTAATAGAATTACGTAAAGGTATTGACGATATATCTTTAGGTAAGGCTAAATATGCTCAAGTTCGTATTGGTGTTGATGACACCCATTTCTTAAAAGGTATGGCTATGTATTCCGATGACATACCAAAAGGAAAAGATATAGTATACAATACCAATAAATCCACAGGAACTCCAAAAGAAAAAGTTTTTAAAGAAATGAAAGATGATCCTGATAATCCTTTTGGAGCATCTGTTAGGCAAAAAAAATATAGAGACTCAAAAGGAAAAGAACATCTTTCGGCTTTGAATGTAGTTAATGAAGAAGGAGAATGGCATGACAAATGGTCTAAATCGTTATCTTCTCAAATGCTTTCGAAACAAAGTACAACGTTGGCTAAAAGACAATTGGATCTAACATACAAAGCTAAGAAAGAAGAATTTGATGAGATAATGTCATTAACTAATCCTGTTGTTAGAAAAAAACTACTTGATGATTTTTCAGATGGGTGTGATTCAGCGGCAGTACATCTTAAAGCGGCAGCCCTTCCAAGATCTAGTTGGCATGTCTTACTACCAGTACCTTCTATGAAAGAGACAGAAATATATGCCCCTAATTATAGAGATGGTGAAAAAGTAGTAGCTATTAGATATCCTCATGGTGGTATATTTGAAATACCAGAACTAACGGTTAACAATAGACAACCTGTTGCTAAAAAATTATTAGGACAAGCTAAAGATGCTGTTGCTATACATCCAAAAGTTGCTGAAAAATTATCAGGAGCAGATTTCGATGGTGATGCAGTTTTAGTAATTCCAAATAACAAAAGGGATATTAAAACAGCTCCATCTTTAAAAGCTCTTGTTAACTTTAATCCAAAGGAAGCCTATTCAGGTTACGATGGTATGCGTACTATTGATGGTGGTATATATAACGAAAAAGAAAAAAAAGTAGATTATAGAAACAAAAAACCATCCTCAAGAAATAAGGGCATGCAAATGGGATTGATATCCAATTTAATTACCGATATGACTATAAAAGGAGCAGTTGAGGATGAAATAGCAAGAGCCGTAAAACACTCAATGGTTGTTATTGATTCGGAGAAACATCATCTTGATTATAAACGATCATACAGAGAGAATGGTATAGCGGCCCTAAATCTAAAATATCAGAATAAACCAACAGGTGGAGCTACTACTTTAATTTCAAAGTCATCAGCAGAAACAAGAGTACCGCACAGAGAAGAAGGAAAGAAAGTATTAGATCCTAAAACAGGTAAAACAAAAAGAGTTTATATTGACTCCACAACGGGTAAGAAACTATATGAGTATACTAATGAAACATATACCGACCCTAAAGGAAAAGTTCATAAGCGCAGGGTTTCATCAACCAAGATGGCTGAGATAGAAGATGCACATGAATTATCTTCAGGAACTCCTATAGAAAGTATATATGCTAATCATGCTAATAAATTAAAAGGGTTAGCAAATCAAGCAAGAAAAGAATACGTTGTTACTCCACCGATAGTCCAATCTAAGTCCGCGAAAGATACATACGCTAATGAAGTTAAATCATTAAAGGCGCATCTAAACATTGCACTAAAGAATGCTCCTTTAGAAAGAAATGCTATGGTCTTAGCGAACGCTATACTTGCTGATAAAAGGAATAAAAACCCGAACATGGATGCTTCTGAGATAAAAAAGGTAAAAGCATTAGCGTTAGCAGAAGCAAGAACTAGAGTTGGAGCTAAAAAGCAAAGAATTCCAATTACAGACAAAGAATGGGAAGCAATTCAAGCAGGAGCAATTAGCACAAATACTTTATTGCAGATTCTTAATAATACAGACATTGATAGAGTAAAACAATTAGCAACTCCAAGAACTACGATAACACTTACACCAACTAAACAAGCTAAAGTAAAATTGATGCTTGAATCTGGATATACACAAGCACAAATAGCAGACCATCTTGGAGTATCAACAAGTATTATTTCAAAGTTTCTTCAATGAGCATAAAAGGAGAATGTATC